GCAATGACATACTCAAAGTAATAAATCAGATTGCTCCAGGCGGTTCACCTGCTGGTGCCGCTACACCTCCTGCTGCTGTAGCAGGTAAGAAGGTTAAACAACCTGTTGCCAAACCTACAACAGCATCAACAGCATCAACACCAACAACAGCATCGGCATCGACAGCATCAACACCATCAACACCAACAACAAACCCTGCAAATGCTATTGCACAACAAAGACAACAAAAACTAGGTGCAGCAGCAAAAGTTGCCCAGGACCAAATGGCAGCTAATCCTGTGCCAGAAAAACCAGTGGCACAAAGCCCAGAAGAAATCCGCAAGGAAAAATTAAGTGCAGCAGCAAAAGTGGCCCAGGACCAAATGGCAGCTAATCCTGGGCCAAGTGTGCCGCAGAGCCCAGAAGAAATCCGCAAAGCAAAACAAGCTACGGCTGCTCAAGCAGCTCAAGACCAAATGGCAGGAAAGCCGCCAGTTACTCCTGCCGCAACAACACCAAATTTTGGGGCTCGAATACCTGGCTATGGACCAGTAACTAGCAATATGCCAAGTGCGATTCCTAGTACCAATATGAAACTGCCCGCTAATATGGGGGCAGGTGCTAAAGCAACGCCAGTTACTCCAGTGGCCAAAGTACCCAAAGTTACGTCAGGCGGCCCAACACCCGACGAACGAGCAGCATACGATGCAAAACTAAAAGCAGCATTGGCCAAACAAAACCAGCAAACTGTGACGGAAGCTGTAAAATATGAACCTTCTTCGCAGAGCAAAGCATTATTTTTAAAACTAGCACAACTTGCAGGCTCGGCCCAAAGATCTGCCGATACTCCGGGAGCAGCCCCGGTCGCAAGACAATACCAACAAACCCAAAAATCAGGAGGCAGTGCCCCTATTGCAACAGCACTGGGACGAGCTGGTGTAAACACAAAGCAACTGGCAGCTCTTGGGGCTGCAATTGCACCAAACGCAAAAATCAACACAACTGGCAATCCTTCTGTAGACGCATTGCTTAAAAATATGGGATTTACTATACAATGAAAATAACACTCAAAGAAGGTGGCAATGTATTCAAAGATGCCCAAGGACAAGATGTAAGCCAACGTATTACTCAGGGCGATGTGGGTCCCACTGTGCAATGGCTTGAGGCACTTACTGGACTAGATCTTACACTGGACAAAAGCCCACGGGACCAATTGCCAACCAAATGGTTAGGCACCACTGGTCGCAAAGAAAGCAGTGGAGACTTAGACCTATTGGTCAATGCCAATGAAATCAACAAAGACGAACTAGAGTCTAGACTAGAAGCATGGCTAGCACACCAAGGCGTAGCAGCAGAACAAATGCATGGCCGCTTGGGCTGGATTGTGAAAACTGGAAACAGTGTGCATTTCCGCACTCCTATCAATGGTGATCCTGCTAATGGCTTTGTGCAAACAGACTTTATGTTCTTTGACAAACCCAGCTGGAGCCAATTTGTACTCAGCAGTGACCCTGCTAGTGCATACAAAGGTGCATTGCGTAACATCATGTTAAACTCCATGGCCAAGGCACAAGGCTACAAGCTGAATCAAAACGCTGGTATTCAAGATCGTGCTACAAATGAACTTATCTCGGATGATCCTAATCAAGTGGCAAAAATGTTGTTGAATCCACAAGCCACCCAGGATGATTTGTATAGTGTTGAGGCAATCATGGCTGCATTAAAAACTGACCCTAAAAAAGAAGCCAAGATTGCAGACTTCAAAGCACACATGGAACGTGAAGGTATTCCTTTTGACCAACCAGTGCAGGAAAGCGAAATTAGTTTTATTGCTAGACTGCGTGACCGCATTGTAAATCAAGGTATGACTCCGTTGGTAGAGCAAGATCAAAAGCCAGTTTATACCTTGTACGAAGCCAAGGATCCACGTATTCCTCATCTCGAAGACCTAGTATTCAAGTCTGGAACCAAGGGTATTGACCAAGCTATCAAGATTGTGAATGACAGTGCAACAAATACACGAGAGTATGTTACTATCAAATGGGATGGCAAACCTGCTGTATTTTTTGGACGCAAGCCAGATGGTACCTTTGTGCTAACTGACAAGAGTGGACTGGGAGCAGTGGGTTATGACGGTATGGCCACTAGCCCAGAAATGATAACTGATATTATGTCCATGCGTGATCGCGCCAGTGCAGCCAAAGGCAAGCCTGCAGATCGCAGCGGACTAGCCAAAACTTATGCAGACATTTGGCCCTATTTTGAAGCAGCCACACCAGAAAACTTCCGTGGTTATGTCAAAGGTGATTTGTTGTATTACCCTGAAAACATGTACGTAGAAGAAGCTGGCAACTTTGTGTTCCAACCCAACGAAGTGTTGTATCGTATTCCAATCAACAGTGACCTTGGACAACAAATACAAGGAACACAAGTGGGCATTGCAATTCACACCGAAATTGAAAGCCCAGACTCGCCAGAACAGCCTATTGATCCCAAGCGCGAATTATTGCCGGTACAAGGGCTAATGATGAGCAGACCCACAGTAAAAAATCTGCAGAGTATCAAGCCCAATACAGATTTGATCAAACAAATCAACAGTATCAAACGCACTCATGGCGCTGCAATCAATACCTTGTTTAATCCTAGTGAATTAAAAGCCATGCAGATCACAGACTTACCGGCACTGTGCGAACGTTTTATCAACAGCTTGGTCGGAACAGATTTTGGTGGTGCAACTCCTGCGGCATTTGGCAAATGGTTACAAGCAAATGTTACGCCTAGAAAGTTTCAAAATATCATTGAGTACTTGAAAAGTCCTCGAAGCAATATCAACGGTATGGCTGCTGCATTTACTGCATGGAACCTGTTGCACCAACTCAAAACTGATATACTACAACAACTGGATCTACAACAACCAGGACAAGAAGGTTGGGTTATGGCCACTCCCGCCGGGAGAGCCAAGGCTGTGAACCGTATGGCCGGAGGATTTACTGCTGCAAATCGTGCTAGAAACAATCCTGTACAGGCGTAAATACAGTAAGGAATAAATTATGGCTACATACAAATTAATGAGCGGCGATTACAACATCGCGGTCAACGCAGGAGTAGGAAACGTCAATATTGTTGGCACTGTGGTTGCAACTGGTAACGTTACTGGTGGAAATTTAGTAACAGCTAATAGTGCTTATGTAAGTGGTAACATTGTAACTCTAGGCAGTGTGACGACAAATCCAAAATTATTTTCTGCCCTACCTGCAGCAGGTGCAGCAGGTGCAGGTTCAAGATCATTTATTACAGATGCCAATACTAAAACTTTTGGATCACAAGTAAGCGGCAGTGCAGCCAACAGTGTACCTGTTTACAGTGACGGTACAAACTGGTACGTTGGTTAAACCCACTATCCAAATCTGTATTTTTTGCCAAATAGACTAAATAAAAGCAGGATCACTAAGATCCACATTTTTAAAGGAAATTATCATGGCATATTACGCTCCAGCTAACGGTGATGCACAACCGGTATTTGCAATTGACACACTCAATGGTCCAATTGCTCCAGGCACATCTACTTCTGCTACACCTGTTAATCTAGCAGGTCCTAAACTAGACTTCTTCCAGATCACTTGCGCTAACACCAACGCAACCCTGCAAGGAACAAACGGTTACGTTGCTAACGTTATCCGTGCTATTCAACAAACTAGCACTGTTGCTATGTATCAAGTTGACGGCGTTCAAATCAGCTTGGGTATCTATCCAACTGGTGTTTTCACCAACGCTGCAATCTTGGCTGCTGCTCAAACAGCTAACATCGTTGGTACCAACGGTGCTTCTAGTGCTACTGGCGTTGCAATTGGTTTCAAACTAGCTACTTCCTAATCAGATCTAATTTGATTATAAAGACCTCGGAAACTTTCCGGGGTTTTTTGTTGGCCGTAAATATCCCATGGCTACTAGAATTCGTATTTCCACTACATTTGATTGCACTACAACAGGTGTAACTGGGCATTACAAAGCCGCACAACTGCCTTTTAGAGATCGTGCTCAACAATTGATAGACAGCGAGTCAGCCTGGTTACGTAGTAGAAATCAACAACGCAATTACGAAACACTAATGCAAATAGTAAATCTCTATACACAGCCCATGAATTTGTCATCTGCTGAATATGAAAATGATCAATGGAGTTTTGAATTTGACACTGAATTTGAAGGTGTATTTTCGTCAGGAGATGACACACTAGGTCTACTAAAAGCAGCAGCCGCAGGTGTTCCTATGCTGGACAACCTTGATTCGTTTCAGCTTATGACAGGTAGTTTGTTACCAGATGTCAATGTGTTCTTTGAAGAAATTTAAAATAAATAACTCATAAGGAATTGTTATGGATACTACCGATATTGAAAAGAAAAGTCTGGAAGCACATGTTGAGTTATGCGCCGAAAGATACAAATTTCTAGAAACCAAATTAGAAACATTGGAGAGTAAAATGTCCAACCTGACATCGAGCATTGATGAACTCAAAGGCATGATATCCAGTATCACACAAAAACGCAATGATCAACTGATTGGTTGGGGAATTGGTATCATTGGATTCTTAATAGCCAGTGTGGGTTGGTTGGTATCACACTACATACTCAAATGAAAACCAGTGACAAACTAGCACAGTTGGCCGAACGAGAGCTGCCTGCATTGCTTGATCGAGTGATAATCAATGATGGAAATGGATACAGGGTATTTGGTAAGTACACCATTAAAAAAAATCCACAAGGATACATTGTTGAAGTTAACACAGGCTGGGACGGCATATTTGGTACTGTTAGATCAGCACTGGCATGGTGCATAGCTGATAAGAATAACCAACTTAACTTAGCTAGAGAAATTTATCAATTAGATTTAACCGCTACTAGATTACGAAACGATATACAAGGTAGACTTGGTATTGCCCGCAAAACTAGTGGAAGATTCTTAGAAACAGTGGAAACAAAAGTTTCCAGACGGCAAGAGCAAAGTCAGGCCGTGGAGAACGAATTATCAAAATGTATTAATTCGACTAAATACTGGCAACTTAGAGGATTTATAAATGAAACTGCAAGAACTGGCCCCACGCCGTCAAACCGCCCAGGTCTCAAAAGTATTTGAGAGCTTTTTTGATCAGCGAGTGAGTTTTGACTCCCTTGGCCGCGATCAAGCACTTAAAAAACTACGCCAAGTTCGCCAATTGGTTAGAGAATACAGGTCACATCCTGGATTCCACAAAAGCGAACAAAGTCCAGCTTATTTGAAAGCTGTGATGATGGAACAGGCATTGGCCACCAGAGTCATGGAAGTAGATGCTATGCCTCCCATTGGCGCTCCTGCAGTTAATCCTGCCCAGCAAGCTGGGTTGTCTTCTGCACAAGCTGGCGAAAGAAAAAAACAATTGCAAGATCAAATCAAAGCTACAGATGAACAGATCAAACAATTACAACAGCAAAAAATATCTTTGACACAACAAATGAACATGCCCGCTGCTATGGAAAGCTTCCGTCGCCGTGGTCGTAGACTAACAGAGAGCGAAGTACAACAAGCTCAAGTGGTGCTGGCTGCACAAGACATGGTCGACAAAATGCAAGGCATGTTGGAAGATGTAAGCGAACTACAGTTCAAAGAACTTCCGGCATTGGTTGATTCAATCAAGAACCAAGTTGGTATCGATCAAGCAGCCCAATTCAACAATGATGCTACTGCTGCTCTAAGCGGCCTGATGCAGAATTTGCAAGGTACTAAACAACAACTAGATCAAGCTCTTGGTGTTGTTACTGGCCAGTCACAAGCTCCGGCTGCTGATGCAATGGGCGCTGCTGATGACCTAGGTGCCGCTGCTGATGACCTATCTGGTGCAGCTGATCTAGGTGGTGATGAACTTGATGCTGTAGGTGGTGATGAATTTGACGCTGCTGCAATGGGCGACGAAGAACCAGCAATGTCTCCTAACACCTTGGGCAGAGCCAAAAGATAATGAAAATTTTTGAAGTTGATAGTTTCAGCTCTAGCCCTGGCATTGACACTGGCAAGTTATTTCAACTTGCTAACTTTCTAATGAATCGGGCAAAAGACACAGCTTCTGCTGCAGAAATCAACAAAGAAACATTTTTAAAATTAGCTTCAAACCTGGGAGTTAGTATTGGTAACGATCAACTGGTTGAACTAATCAATACGGCTCCGTTAAATGGTGTACTTGAACCAATTAATCCAAACGACACGGTGATTAAATTCAAAGGTTCTGAACCAGATGTTGCAATGCCGGATCCAAATCAAGCACAGGAAATTGTCGCTAATGCTGCTAAATCGGCAATGAAAAAAAGCCGAGGAGTATAACCAAAAGAGTCAACGCAAGGTTGACCTAAAGCGTTAAATATAGTATACTACTAAAAAGGAGTCACTATGAAAAAGATCATTACACTTGTTCTGTTAACTGTTTCTGTTTCTGCATTTGCAGATTGGCATCATGGTGGCCACCACAATGGTGGCCACCACCGAGGTGGCGGTAATGGCTGGGGATGGGGTCCTGTGCTTGGAGGCGCAGTTGCTGGTGCAGTAATTTATGATATCTACAATCGCCCTGTAGTTGTTCAGCAACCTCCAGTGGTTGTACAGCAACAACAGCCTGTTATGGTTCAACAGCCGCAGTCGCAAAATTGCACACCCTGGACTGAAACCCAACATTCTGATGGCAAGATCACACGCACTAGAACTTGCACACAGTAATGGCTTATTCAGACAAGGTTGTTGACCATTATGAAAATCCGCGCAATGTCGGATCGTTTGCAAAAGATGATGATAACATTGGCACTGGCATGGTTGGTGCTCCTGCCTGCGGTGATGTTATGCGTTTACAAATAAAGGTAGATCATGAAACAGGTAAAATTACGGACGCCCGTTTTAAGACGTATGGATGCGGGTCGGCAATCGCATCATCTTCTCTTGTTACAGAATGGGTCAAGGGCAAGACTCTTGACCAGGCAGGAAGCATTAAGAATTCAGAGATTGCAGAAGAACTCGCCCTTCCTCCGGTTAAAATACACTGTTCAATACTTGCTGAAGATGCGATTAAGGCGGCAGTAGAAGATTACCGTAAAAAGCATTTGCAGTGAAGAGTGTAAACTGTTGGTTTTTAGACGACCAAGGATTTCTTAAAACATGGGGCAAGGTTGACCACGATCCGGCCTGCAACGAATACTGGATTAATTTACATGAAATTAATCTTGAACAACTTGAACAAATCACTAAATCTAGTAGACAAATTGTTTTTTATGATTGGACTCATGCTGATGCTAAAATGTCATCAGAGTGTATTGATCTGGTAAAGTATGCCAATAGCAAATGCAACACTATCTGGTCCACAATAAATCAATTACCGATAGATAATCTACCTGTTAAAAAGTTTGATTTTTATTGGAATCGTTGCAAGTCCAATCACGCTCAAGGACCTTGGCAAATGAGATACAAATGCAACGGTCAAGATTGGCCTCATCATACATTGAACTGGGACTTGAGAACACACAAATATCTTAGTCTGGTTAGAACATCTAATCACTATCGAGACCGATTGTATAAATTTTTAGAATCCTTTAAGGGTTTTTCTAGTAACCGAAACAAAGGACATGTGTTAGAATCAGATATCGGGTCACAACAAGAACTTTTAAATGGCATAAATCTACCACCCGCTAAACATTATTTTGATAATAGTTATGTGAGCTGTCAGGTTGAAAGTCAACACTTAACTGGAGGGTCAGTGGTGTTTAGTGAAAAAACTTATGATCATTTGATTCAGGGTCGTTTTGTTTTGAATTTTGGGCCACAATATTTTTATCGCTGCCTTGAGCAACAGGGATGGAAACTTTGGCAAGGTATCGACCTTAATTGGGATTCTACTGCTGACGATTTTCAGAGGTTTGAAGGGTATATTCAATCTGTAACAGATTTATTTAAATTAAGTGATGCTGATTTGCACGATCTTTTCTTGTTAAATAAAAACAATATAGAGCACAATTGGCAACAACTCTATAACAAACCATACTATGCTTTGTTAACAACAAACCATAAGATCTTGTTTACTAACACAGCAAAAAAACAAAACAAAGAGTATGATATCCTTAACTGAAGCAGCCGCAAAGAAAATACAACAAACTATCCAACGCCGCGGAAGCGGCGTTG